ATTATTATGACAAACAACGAATTATTTATCAATGCAACAAGAGCAAACTATCAGTTCCCATTCAGAGGAATGATTAACGTAATTGATTTGTGGGATTTATCTCTAACAAATCTGGACTCAGTATTTAAGACACTCAATGCAGAAGCAAAGAAGTCTGAGGAAGAAAGTCTTCTGAATACAAAGTCAAAGGAAGATGAGGAGATTTCTAACAAGATTGAAATTGTTAAGTATATCGTTAGCGTGAAACTGGATGAGAGAAAGAAGAGAGAAGACGCTAAGAAAAACGCAGAGATGAGACAGAGATTGCTTGAAATCAAGGCTAAGAGACAGGATGCTGCACTTGAGAATATGTCTGATGAGGAACTTGATAAGGCACTTGCAGAATTAAGCGAGTAATTGTTACAAATATACCATATATAGTATTAAAAATAAATGATATATACTATATATGGTATATATTTTACATTAGAATGAATCGCACATTTCCTATGGAATTTTGGAGGTTAAGACAATGACAATTGAACAGATTAAGAATAAATTAAAATCAAAAGAGTATGACTTCCTGAGAACAGATAAGAATTTGGGTAACAATATCATTATCTTAACTCTTGGTGGAAGTCATGCATATGGAACAAATAATGAGGGTAGCGATTTAGATATTCGTGGTTGTGCATTAAATAGCAAAATGCAGATTCTTACTAATGAGAATTTTGAGCAATTTGTAAATAATGAAACAGATACCACGATTTATGCATTTAATAAATTGGTCGCATTATTGAGTAACACCAATCCTAATACAATAGAAATGCTTGGCAATAAGCCTGAACATTACTTTTATGTATCACCTATTGGTCAGGAGTTAATTGATAATGCACATTTATTTTTATCAAAGAGAGCTTGTCATTCGTTTGGCGGTTATGCTAATCAGCAATTATACAGATTAAACCAGAAAGCTGCACATCAGATGTCTCAGTCTGAATTAGAGAAACATATTCTGAAGACTCTTGAATTTATGCAGACTGACTTCACAAAGAAATATACACCATATGAAGACGATTCTATGAAATTATATATTGACAAAGCTGTACAGGAAGGCTACGACACAGAGATTTTTATGGATGTAACCCTGCATCATTATCCGTTAAGAGATTATTACTCTATGTGGAATGAGCTTCAGAATACTGTTCGTCAGTATGGAAAAATTGGTAAGAGAAATGAAAAAGCAATTGAACATGGTAAAATCGCTAAACATTCAATGCATCTTATTCGTCTGTATATGATGTGTTTGGATATTCTTGAAAAAGAGAGAATAATCACATATAGAGAAGATGAGCATGATTTGCTTATGGACATTCGTAATGGTAAGTATTTGGATAGCAACGATCAGCCAATCCCAGAATTCTTTGAAATGGTAAATGATTATGAAAAGAGATTGGATTATGCGAAGAAAAACACAAGTCTTCCTGATAATCCTAATTATAAGGCTATCAATGAATTTGTTGCTAGTGTAAATGAAAGGGTGGTAAAAGGTGAAATCTAATCTAAAAATTGAAATTCCATCTTGTGCAAATGAAATTATTCATACTTTACAGAATAATGGATATGAGGCTTTCTTAGTCGGAGGATGTGTGAGAGATAGTATTCTTGGTAGACCAATTCACGATTATGACATTACAACTTCTGCCACACCAGATGAAATGATGGAAGTATTCAAGGATAAGAGAATTATTGAAACTGGATTGCAACATGGAACTATCACTATTGTAATTAACGGTGAGGGATATGAATGTACCACTTACAGAATTGACGGTAATTACTCAGATAGTCGTAGACCTGACAGTGTTACATTCACACGAAGCCTTAAAGAAGATTTAAAGCGTAGAGATTTTACAATCAATGCAATGGCATACAACGATGAAGCTGGTCTTATAGATCCGTTTAATGGTATGGAAGATATTAAATACCACAAGATTAGATGTGTTGGCAGAGCAGAAGACAGATTTTCAGAAGATGCATTAAGAATTTTACGTGCTATTCGATTTGCCTCACAGTTGGGATTTGTCCTTGAATCTGATACAGATTGGAATATCTCTAAAATGTATAAGAATTTGGAGAATATATCTATTGAAAGAATCAATAGTGAGTTCTGTAAAATTGCTGCATCAAGTGATTTCTGTGTACAAATGGTTTTATATCACGAAGTATTTTCATTGTTTATTCCTGAAATTAAAGATATGTTTGGCTTTCAACAGAATAATCCATATCATATTTATGATGTATGGAATCATACCGTACATGCAATAGAATATTGTGAATCCGATGATTTAGTAACAAGATTGGCTGTATTCTTTCATGACATTGGAAAGCCACATTGTTATCAAGATGGCGAAGATGGTATTAGACATTTTAAAGGTCATGGAAGAGTCAGTGCTGATATGACTGATAAAATAATGAAGCGATTACGATTTGATAATGACACAAGAGAAAAGGTCGTTGAATTAGTCTATTATCATGACGCTACTTTTGAGATGGGAAAGAAATATGTCAAGAGATGGCTTAATAAAATCGGAGAAGAACAGTTCGGAAGGCTATTAAATGTTCGTAGAGCTGATATTAAAGCACAAGCAGACATTAATCAGGAAACAAGATTACAGAAGATTGATAATATTGGATATATTTTGGAAGACGTTTTACAAGACGACGAATGTTTTTCTCTAAAGGATTTAGCAGTTAATGGTAAGGATTTAATTACTATCGGATATAAGCCAGGAAAAGCAATTGGTGAGGTATTAAATAATCTGTTGGATTCAGTCATTAGTGGAGAATATATAAATGAGAAAGAAAAATTATTAGAAATAGCAGAGAGGAGATTATATGGTTAAATTATTCAGTCATACGGATTTAGATGGAATTGGTTGTGGTATTTTGGCAAAACTTGCATTTGGTAAAGATATAGATATTTCATACTGTGATTATGATAACATTGATTCAAGTGTCAGGGAGTTTATTGATAGTGAAACAGAATTTGATATGTGTATTATTACAGATATCAGAGTAAATGAAGATACAGCGAAAATTATTGATGACAGATTTGATAATTTCTATTTATTAGATCACCATCCAACAGCTCTAGGACTTAATAAGTATCTTTGGTGTTCTGTGACTATCGAGTATGAAAATATGGAACTTGGAACTATTAAAACCAGTGGAACAGAAATGTTTTATTATTGG